CCTTTATAGCGTTAACTTGTTGTAAGAATGTACCCTTTAAAGGTCCAAAATTAGCTGGGGTATAGCCATTGAAATTAGTTTGTATACTAGAATTTAACCCTTTCATAACACTTAACAACCGGTTTGGTATTTTATGAGATATGCTCGGACTTACAGCGTCGTTACCATATGTAGGATCGGTAGGATCATCTGTCTCTGGAGCATATGTAAGTGTACCTACTGAATCAGAAAAATCTTGATACACTCCAGGCGAATCTAACTTAAGCTGTGATGTAACTGATGGATGAGAGTAAAACATCGCATTATCCCACCACCCGTTAAACCACTGAGGGTCAAGTGCAGATAAAGATTTGTTTATAGAAAAAACCGGATTAGGTGCATATACAGCTAAGCACGGATCGTTTAAATGATTGAATAAATCTATTTTCGAACCTATAGGGTTAGATGAAAAACCTGTACTATAATCTGCTTTAGCTATACCTTGTTCACTTTCATAACCTAATGCAGTATAACCAGGTAGTAGTATTTTACTACTATAGTAGTCAAATGTTTGTATTACCTGTGTTGCACTTAAAGCCATATGTTTATTTAAGCTATATTATTATCAATGTTAATATTCTCATTAGCGTGTACACGTACAGCGGTAATGTTGTTAGTATAATCGGTATCTGTGAATTTATGTACTACCTTATAAACCATCCATTGGCCAAGTAATTTATCACTATATTCATTTAGAACCCCACCACTTTCACTTTCAACACTAATAAACGTACTTGCTTCCCGTATTACAGAACCTATTGCTTCAAAGTTTAAAGAAGTATTATAAAATACAGCTCCTGCTAATAAAAAGTTACGAGCTTCAGCCAATTGACTGATCTTGTCAGGACTTAACGAATGTACATTTCTTACTGAATGAGTATCAGTTTTAGTCTTGTTTAGAGTCAATAAAGTATCTGGCTTAGAATATAATTTAAACTTATTAGTATAATTTATATCAATAAAGTTCTTTACACTCTCAATAGTATTATTAGCAAAGTCTACGCTAAATGTTTTATTTTTATGATTATTACTATAACAAGGTGTTGTTATTAGTTCAAACGCATTGTCTATAGTAGACATATCTACTATATGTAAGTTTTTTATAGTACTTGTGATGGGGTTTTGATAATTAGTGTATAGATAAGAAGTCGAACGTACAGGAGAGTTAGGAAGTGCAAAAGAGTATTCGTTGCCTCTATCCCCTGTTTGATCCGCTACTGTAATAATTTCTCTTTGTAAGTCACCTGCTTCTGGAACTGCTATACCTGGTCTAGTACTAGCACTACTCTTAACAGCTCTAGAAAAGAAATTACTATAAGAAACTAACCTCCATTGTTTAGTGAATCTGGTACGAGAAAGTATACATGGATCAGCTCCGCCGTTGCTACCTATTTGAGAGCTTACATGCTTTTTGATTAGATACTCTAAACTATTAGCAGCAGTATAGTTTGCTGGTGCAGTATAAAATATCTTGCTCGATCCTACATCCCAATCCTTATTAAACACTGGTGCAGGGTTAATATAGTTTTGTAAACTCTTATTAATTATAAGTTTTATAACATTACCCGTATTAACCAATTTCTGTTCATCAGTTGCATAAGCAGGTACAATACTTGCAGGTAATAGTTCATTCGAAGAAACAGGTAAATTGTACTCAGACATTATTTGATGTTCATATTCCCACAAATAAAGCTTTAATTGCTTTTGCTTAGATGTTTCACCTACAATTTCTTTACGATCATATATAGAGAATGCATACGACATACCCCATACGTCATAATCGATTTGCAAATTGCTATCCTTTAAAGTATCATCATCAATCGGTTTAATAGCTATATACACAATATCTCTACCATCGTTTCTAAACTTATAGTACTTGTCCGGGGTATCGCTAGAGTATAGCTTTTTTTCAAACAAGTTATCTGGATTTTTTATTGTAAGAGCAGCTACCCTATACCAATCTCTACTATCTTCTTCTATTTCTAAATCTACAACACTTGCAAGGTTTAATTGAAATCTATTACCCTGCAAATTGTCAAATACAATATCTATCTGGTATTTTTGACCATTATATATTCTTGTATTAATCTCATTTAATTGAGGATTATTATTGACTAATGTTGTTGCTATAGCCATTTATTGACTCTGAGTTATTTGTTGTAATATAGCTGAAACATATGCAGGTGTTAATATTTTTAGGGTAGTACCTGCTTTTGGAAACTGTATAGGGTTTTGTATATTGTTAGTACAACATATTAACCACCACAGCTGCGGAGTGTTGTAAGCTTTTTGAGAAATTAAAGTCCATGGCATGTAATCAGTAGTTACAGTAAAAATGTTATATGTACTATTATCTAAGTCGCTCGGTATATTAACTGTACCTAGCAAATTATAAAAATAATTTTGTTGTGTACTGTACACATTTGCAGTGTAAACATTAAACAGATTCTCTAAGTTTAATAAACTTAGATTCTGTAAACCAGTAATATTGTTTTGTTTTTGTCCGGTTTCCATGTTTAATAGTTGCCTGTTGATTGCCCGTTTACGTTTATTTTGCTAGAATTGTTATAAGAGTTATAGAATAAGTTACGTGTATTTGATAGTAAACTCCTTAACGTCATTGTAACTTTATAAGCTTCTGGAATCATTTTAACATTGTCATCAACAATTGTTACCATGTCTCCGGTGTTCATATTAATTAAACGTGTAGTGCCTTCGTTAGTTACTTTTAAAGAGGTCATCGCTGCTATAGGGAAGCGTTTATAACCAGGTACGTCTACCTCGTACACACACGGAGGATCTAATAAGTTTATACTTCTTCTATTAGGTAAGTTTTGATAAGTTAAAGACCATAAGAAATTCCAATTATTTCTAATATCATTTATGTCTTCTGTGTTAAACAAGTAAAATGTTATATTAATCTCGTCTCCGTCATCTGCTGGTGTGAACACTTTAATCTTTTCTACACCTTGACCTGGACTGCCTAGTGCAAATTCTAATTGAGATACAGCTTGGGCAGCTCCAATTGAGCCTTTAATAAACTCTGCAAATTGTCCTGCAGCTTTACCGCCTTTCTTACCACCACCTAAACCAGAGCTTATTGCTTCTGATAAACCTTGCCCGCCTAACTGCTTTATGTTTTGCATAGTTTTATCAGTATCAGCGTTTTTCCAAGTACTATTAATACTTGTCATGTTATCAATATTTAAATATGGAAGTTCGTATATTAACCCAGTCGGTTTGGAAGGATAAAGGTTATAATAAGGTTGTAGATACTCTAGATGAGTAATTGTACTTGCTCCTTCTTGTATTGCTTTTGCTAAACCAACATCTGCAGCAACCCCGACTGCTGTACCTACTAGTCTTCCAGCTAATGGAGCAAATGCACCGTATTTGGTTCTAGAAAGTGCTGCATTAGTTATATCACCTGCTTTTTGACCAATATAATTAGAAGCAGGTATTAAGCCTACTTGTACACCTAATGACGACTCTGTAGTAGCCATTAACTGCAATTTTAATGATCCTAATTGACCGGATTGAGTTAATTTGTATTCAGTAAGAGTTACTCTCGGTACAAAACCTCTTACTTCTTTATTTGTGTTTAAAGTCCATCTATAATCACTATGTACTTTGTAAATAAACGGATTGCTAGGATTTCCTAATACAGGTGCACCACCATTATTTTGCGTATAACTTAAACCTAAAACTGAAGCAACTCCATTAATTTCTTGTCCTGTTTTTGCTGGCAACGAAATAGGTGCAATCTTTGAATTAGTAACTGGAAGTGGAATAGTTGCCATATTAATATTTAAGCTAAGGCTCTAAAGCGAGTGAGTCTTGCATCGGTTTTATTACGGGATGAGTTTATTTCCTCTCCAGCCCCGGCTCGGATATTATACACTGTTGATCCGCTAGAATTGCTAGACACGTTACTATTAACAGATGCACCGTCGATAGATTGATTAGCTATTGTTTCTTTTAAAGCGTTTATACTATCTTCAAGACCTGATGTATCAGAACCTTCCTCAGATTCCTCAGGCTCAGGGCTAGGGGTAGTAGCTATAGCTGCTGTAGGGCCAGTAGGTTCTGGTGTAATTTCAGGAACTACTGGTGATTTAAACTCTATCTTAGGAGTTCCTGTTGGAGCTGTAGCAGGTTCTTTTAAAGCTGATTCTCCTTGTACAGGAGGAAGAGGTGTAGTAGCGTCTTTGCTTTCAGGAGTTATTTCAGGACTTGTCTCTGCCCCAGTACTTCCTTCTGGATGAGTTGCTTTGTATACATCTCTACCAGCTAAAGCCGCATCAATTGCAATAGAACCAGCTGTACCTAAACCAGGTATCATACTTAAAGCTCCAGAAGCTAGCTCTCCACTAGCTCCAAGCCAGTCACCAGCAAACGCTCTTTGAGCAGCAAATACCCCACCAGCAGCTAGCCCTATTAGAGGTATTTTTTTAAGTAACGATTTACCAAGAGTCTTTTCACCTGCTTTAACTGCAGCTTTCTCTAAAGCCTTTTCGCCAGCTTTTTCACCGGCTTTTTCTATCGCTTTTTCGCCTGCTTTCTCGACTACCTTTTCGCCAGCTTTTTCTACAGCCTTTTCGCCAGCTTTTTCAGCTGTCTTTTCAACTGCTTTACCTGAACCTTTTAATCCTTGTACTGCTTGTTTAATATCTGCTACTAAACCCATGAAACCACCGCCAGTAGCCCCGGCATCTTGAGCTTCTTCATTCTTTTTTAAGCCAGCATTTTCAAATACTTTATTAAATAGCTCTTCTAATTTATCTAATACCTTTTTGTTAACGTCGTAAAGTTCTATTTTTAATGGTTTAGCACCAGCAGGGGTTTTCTTCTTTTTACCTGTATCAGGTTCCGGTACTGGCTTTAAAGCTTCAGTTATTGCACCGGTAGCACTTTGAGATTGTTCTTTTTCAGCTTCAGGTACTTTTGCCACATTACCAACTACTGGAGCAGGTACCGCTGTTGTTTCTTCAACTTCAGCTTGAACCTTTTCCTCTTTTTTAGCCTTTCTTTTAGCTCTAGCTTTTTTTCTTTTCTCTTTTTCTTCAGCAGCTTTTTGAGCTTCATATGCTTCAGCTTCTTCAGGATTATCAGCTTTAAGTTGTTTTAGTTCTCTTTGTTTTCTTATTTCTTGATAAGCCTTGTTAGTCTCTCCGCCCAATAAAGTATTTCCTAAACCTGATTTACTGCGTTCATTGTATTTTCTTTCAATTCCTTTTAAAGCTTTTTCATAATCAGACAATACTTTTGCAGACTCTCCTGCTTTTGTTTCTGTTTTCTGCTCAGATCTCTCTTCTAATACTTTTACAAGCTTTTCTACTTGCTTAGATAAAGTCTCTATGTTTTCACCAGTCTTATTGAAGGTTGTTAAGGATTGCTTTATTTTATCTAAATTATCATCCAGTTTTACATTAAGCTCTTTAGTAAGTCCAGGATTCAAGGAAGCACTTGGCGTCTGTACTTGTTCCTCTTCTGTATTGTAACCGGTTGTTGACACTAAAATACTTAGCGATAAGAGTATTCTTTATGTTACTTATCTAAGAAGAAATCCACCGCAATATCAATAGTTACAGTATCATTATTATCTGTATCAATAGTTAATAAATCGCTTGTTATGATATTAATAGTTTTTGCATAGTTTTGCAATTCTAGCAATATTTCCGCTGGAAGATTTTCTATAAGAGTCAACCTATCTGTATATGTAAGTGCATTGTAGTTTAAACTAATCGGATCAGAACCCTCTATTACATAGATTTCTTTTATTAACTTACATGCTTCGTTCAGTATAGCTTGCTCAACAGCATTGTTATAGTCTACGTTTTTATCAACAGGCTCTTTTTCTCTTAACTCTTTTTCCATACCATATTGATCTACAATTAGAGGCACATGTATATCTACTTGTATGTTTTTCGTTATACAAGTCTTGCTTTCAGGTATTTGTAGAGTTTTTGCATATTCTAAAGAAGAATCAAAAGAAACAGCCCAATCTACATCATCTTTATGTACTATAATATTCGAACCTAAAGTGTTTTTTCTTAAAGCCAGTAATATAACTAAACGATCAATTATAGTGAGACTGTCAATTATATCAGGCTCTGTGCAGCTCTCCTTAATAACATTATACGTAGTTATTATAAACCGTGTATTATAGATAATATTATCAACCAAACATGTATAAAAGGACTGCTGTTGCTTAGTAGTAATTGGTTTAAACTTCACATCTCTTTTCAGAGAGGGTATGTACACATCGAATGTATTTTTTAATGTGTAAGAATTAAGTGTTGAAATAATATCGTTTATATTTGTCATGTTAAAAACCAAGTTCAGAGTTTAGAGAGCCGCCTGCAGGTAAGTTCAAACCACCTGTATCATTTTTATTCTCAGATGTTTTTTCGTTATCCTGTGCATAGTACATCCAGTATACTTGCATTTCAACTGGTGTAATAGTGTCAATATATTCTGGTGAAAACCCTGCATACCTTACCATATTATAAAAAGCTCTGTATATGTTATTAAGATTTTCAGTAAAATTGTATTCTATGAGCTTTTGCATAGACTGACATGTAATATTTTTTGACATTCTCAGTACAGGCTCTTTGTTGGCAGGATTAACTATTACAAGCAAATCTTCTTCTTCGTACTTTTCTTCAATTGTTAGTATATTTTGATATACCTGATTACATAAGGCATGGGGTAATGAATACACTATTTGCAATCTGTTTTCTAATGTGAAATCCTTGAATATAACGGTTTCGTTGTTTATTTTTATAGAATCTATGTATGAAGCTAAAACAACAAATATATCATTGTTATTACTAAGGAAAACGTGCTCGTCTCGTGCTTTATAAGACGAAAAACTAACACTAATACCGTTCCATTCTAAAGTGCTGGATTTATTAATAGTCTTAATTAATTGTAGTAATGTTTCAACAGTAGTAGTATAGGTGAATGTATTATTACCAGGCAAGGTACATTTAAGATTTAAATCCGGACTAACGCAATAGTTACGTACTGTTAATAATAGAGATAGCTTGTCTTCAAATGTAATATCTTTATCTAAAATATCTGAGCATAGATCTTGTAGTATAGAATTATACTGTTGTATTGTTTCTTTCTTGTCAGTATTGTATAAGCTCTTAACAAGCTCTCTATATTGCTTATAATAGAGCTCTTTTATCTGTACCTCAGCTTGCAAGCTAGGTAGATAGGCATTTAACTTGAAAGGCATGCCTTATTGACTTACTTCGTATGTAGAGTATGTCCATACCGTCTTAGCCGTACGCATACCCACCTTGCCATTGCCATACGCTGACTCAAACCCGGCTACATCAACTGGAACTGCATTAACAAAGCTTATTGTTTTACGGTATATTGGATTAGCTGGATCGTTAGAAGTCTTATCAAGATAATTTACAGTAACTCTAGTCTTAAAGTTTTGAGAGCTATTACCACCTCTTGCAAACAAACCGTATTGTGCTGCAGCTACTACCCAAGGTCTCATCACATAGTCAATAAATGAACTATTGGTTTCTAAAAATGATATTTCGAAGTTACCTAAACTCTTACGACCTCTTAGTGTAGGGCCTGTCAACAAACCACCAGTAGTACTGTTTTCAATACCGACACGAGACGAGTTACTACCTTCACCAGGTATTGTTATTCCGTTAGCGAAAAAAATGTCATTATCTGATAATTGTTTTATCTGACTCCAGATCGTGCCGTTATACACTGTTAAAGCGTTATCTGAAATTATATCAAGATTGTTTTCTAAATTATTAATTATAGATGAAATACCTTCTATACTAACTACAAAGTTAGCTTCAATAGGTATATGCAGAGCAGGATCTGATAGTACCTGAGTTAAGAAGTCTTGATTGACCATATTACTTACCTCTTATAGATCTACCTGCATAGCGTATAGCATTAGCAGCATTACCAACTCCACGCGCAATATTGGTTACTTGATTGAGAGCACCTAGTAGTGTTAGTCCTCCTCCAGCTGAACCATTACTCTGGTTATAAGCTATTTGACTATCACTTTGATATGTTACGTCCCAGCGTTGATAGCCTAACGTTACTTTAAATTCTTGTACTTTACCGGTTCCAGCTAGATCATAGCTTATACCAGGTGCATTAACTACGAACAAACCAGTTAATTTGTATTGTACTAACTTTTCTAAGTTATCATCTACAATATCAAGAGTAGCATAACTGCTATCGTCTGGTACAGGGTTAGCATTATAACGTCTAGTAGGATTACCATTTACAGCTCTTACATCAACGTTAGAAGCCACTTCTTCTAGTCTTTCCTCAAACCACCTCTTTAAATAAAGTACTTGATCGGTGTAGAATGTTAATTCCCATTGTTTGCTATCACCGAAGTCTCTGGTACCAGTTGAATGTACTTCTGCACCAAAATACCTTACTGAAGCAATAGCTGCCTTTTTATTAGGTATAGAAACGTTTTTAATATATACTAGATCTTCTTCAGTTAAAGAACTACCATTTATTACTAATGAAGAAACCCTGGCTTGGAAATCTCTTGAAAATCCGCGCTGGGTTGCTGTCGAATAGAATAAGGATAGATCTTGGGACATATTAATATTTATTGTAAGGTTACACTTTATTTACCTCTTATAGACCTACTAGCATAGCGTAGAGCATTAGCAGTATTGCCTACTCCACGTGCTACTTTAGTTATAGAATTCAAAGCCCCTAATAATGTTAAACCAGGTTTAGCAGGGTTTAAACCGCTTGTACCGTTTGCTGCAGCTTTATTGAATTTATCGGTTTTTTTAGTATAAGAAACCATATCTGGGGTTTCAAACGAGTCATCCATTTCAAAGTACTGATATGCAAACGTTACTTTAAACTTTGCTACTTCTGTACCTGCATCTGAAATATTATAAGCTATAGGTTCTATATATGTAGGGAATAGACCGTATAAAGTATATACTTTTGATATAAGCAAGGATTGAGAAGCGCCTTCATTGCTACCTGCTACATATGCATCTGCTAATAAATTGAGCTTTAAGTTTGTCTTTGCGAAGTCGATATCTGAAGTCGAATTAGTGCTATTATCGTAAAGCACCTTACTCCAAACTTCAAACAATGATCTTAATATATTGTAATTGTCTGATATAAACTCAACACTCCAATTTTCATTATCAGAGTATACTACATTAGTCGGTACTACAAATTCAAATGCCTTATAAGGTACTTTTGCTATGCTTATTTTACGAGTAGGAACACTAGCTGATTGTACGTATAAATTATAATCTTCAAAGTTATCCACATAAGTCTGAACATCGGTAGGTAACGGAGATATACTCTCTACTTGAAAGTTATATTTTTTATTAAAACCGTATTCTAAAGCGGTTTTATAAAATTGATTTACTTCAGGCCGTGTTTGTGGCATAATAATACTTAAGGCTAATATAACAAAAAAACCTGACTTTTCAGCCAGGTTTGTAATATAATTATATACT